CGGATACGTCGGCATCAGGTTTTCGGATGCCAAGCGACGTGCAGAAGGGCTACCGAAGCCAATGGAACGACTGGCTCGCGTGTAGCGCAAGTCCATGTTCTTCAGTGCTTCCTCTGGAATACCATCTTCCAAGCACATTTGACGGAACTGCCATACTTCCTCGCCTCCAGGCTCGCTACGTTGGTAACCAGGACGGAAGAATCGACGGCCAACTTCATTCATCAGACGGTCAAACGGCTGCATGAACAGGTTAATGGAAGTCACGGAAAGCTGAGAAGCCATTTCCATGCGAGACATCGCCTCAAACTTGGAAAGCTCTCTGCCAGTATCGAGCGTCTTGCTGCTCGTGTACTGCGCAATGTTGTTGTAGAACGTCTGACGCAGGCTTTGAACGGCAGGCTCAATATTCTGGATGATGTTTGGCTGCTGAACCTGAACAAAACTTGCTCCAGGCGTCACAAGGTAACCAGCGCCATACGGAACAATGCGGAAGTTCTCGACAGCTTCTTCGCTTTCAACCTGCCAGTGTGGACCAGCGGTTTGAGCAACATCCACTTTCTTGTTTTCCAAACGCATCAACTGCTGGAAGGCATTGAACATGTCGGAGCCAAGTCCGCGAATGCCATGATAGTTGCCATTGGTGCCGATGCCGCGGGTGAAGAAAGTGAATGCCTCGCTAGCATTGCGATAAAGGTGCCGACGCTTAAAGAGGAAGTTTTCTGGAACTCCATCGGTTATCGGATAGCCATTCTCAGCAAACGCATACATGGAGTAGCTGCCGTCAAGCTCTTGAACCCACATGTAAATCACTGAGATAGAAGGACTCGTCTCGCCATAGGTGATGTCATTATCTTTCCAACGAGCTTCCCATTCCATCCAGTTAAGCATGTCTGGAATCTGCTCTGAGGCGTTCATGATCGCCTTCTTTAGCTGATCTCGATCCAATCCTTGCTCATCCGCAATCTCGCCCATGTTGCTGTACTTCATCAAGTCGGCAGGATTCTCAAGCTTCTTGAGTCAGGCGTATTGGATTTCTGCCTCGTTAGCGCGTGTCTGACGAGGAATCTTGAAGTAAGCCAGATTCGTCACGTCCCACTCCCAATTCAACGGGTCTTGGAAGTAAGCAATGCCGACACCATGAAGCACCATGTAGTGCGGGATGTAGCTGTACTTGAAGTTGAACTGAGGCCAGCGACGAATGACGCGGCTCATATTCAAACTCATCTTCTGCGACCATTCCTGTCTTTCCTGCTCGGAACCGTACTTGGTGCGAAGGTCAATCAAGCTCTCGGTGCCAGAGATGAGGTCGTAGAACGCAGCTAGAGACGTATCCAGAACAGCTTTAGCGTCACCTGGATTGAAGTTGGACATGTATGCCAACCCCTGTTTGGCAAGCTGAGTTTGATCCAATGGAGGAGCGCCATCTACCATTGCCTGCACCTTAGCCATTTGCTGATTCGACTTCAAATCAGCCTGTTGCAGTCGGAACCAAAGGCTTCTAGCAGCGCCAACATCCTTGATTCGTTCGTCAAGGAATTTACCCCGGTCATCTACGACTGGTGGATTATAGGACTCAAGAGTATTTGTGGCGTCTGACATAATTACGCGAGGCTAACCCATTTAGGCGGTCCCGCAACCTTCAATCCACTGCCAGTTTCGGAACAAGCGGCAATGATCTCTTCGGTTTTGAGTCCAAGCTGTTCAGCGATCTTCTTGGCGGTAAGGCGGTCCTTACTAGCTTCCACAACTCCCTTGATGCGGAAGGCTAGGAAACCAACGGAAGGAGGCTGGCCCTCTTGTCCAGTAAGGCTTTTTGGCTCCTCAACTACCACTTTTGGCTCAGCTTTACCAACATTGGAAGCCTTAGTAGTGATCTTGTCGGCCAGAACCAACTTGGCTAGGCTACCATCTTTGCATCCGTGGACGACTACCGCGTGGCCGTCATAAGGCTTAGCATGGCTCAGGTTCACGTCGCCAGAAAGATCATCACAGACAATTTGTCCATTTTCTTCCCGGTAGTTGCCTGTATTCCAGTTGTGCTGGATTAGAATCGTATTGTGAGCGTGTGGAACAACCTCATAGCGAAGTCGGATGTCAAAAGGCTCAAGCGGGCCAGCCCAAGGCATAGAACGGTCAAGTTGACCAATGTTTGGCGAATGAGCGCCCATCGCGTGATGGTAGATACCAGTGCCAACCATGTGTGGATCGCCAAATGAAGGCTTGAGTGATCCATCTTGCATGATAGAAAATCCACGGGTTGGAACGATTGCCCCCATGTGAGCCTTACCAGATTCGTGATACTCACGCTGGAGCTTACTCAGCCAGCCAATTTGAATTGGCGTATTATCCAACTCATAGAAATACCAAGGTCCGGCAGTGTATTTCTCACTTACCGTCTGAGCAACAGCGCGGAAATGCTTAGCGGCGGCTTCCGTGGCTCCATTGGAGTGGAAGTCGATAATGTGAATGTCTAGATTGGAGAATAAAGGCTTAATCTGCTCAGCAAATACGCGAGCTTCATTTTCAATTTCTAGGCGGGCAAAGATTGCACACTGGAAACCAGCATAAGGACCGAACTTTTTGAAGATTTCCGCCGTATGGGGCAGGTTTTTGGCATCACTGGCACTAACAGGAATAGCTAAGAGCATAAGATTTCTTGGTTATAATGGTTTGATTGAAAGTGGTCAAATAGAATTTCAGAGCAAATCAGCAATATTTCCGCTCGTTAGATCAAAGACTGGATGCTCTGTGTATCCATTCTCACGAAGTGCATCCATCGCAGCAGTCATGTTTGACATGCGTAAATTGCCACTAAAAGAGTTTGGCGCGGCTTTAACGGTGGCTTTAACCACTTCTTCTTCAGCTTGTTCTTGGTTAATTCCAAGCAATCTAGCTACCTTGAATGCTGCCTTTCTCACGGTTCCTTCTTGAATGCGAATATTGCCATGATCGTAAATCCATCCATATCCTCGTCCGACTTTTGGAACAATCGTCGTATCGAAATTCGACCAATGCACTGCATTAGACTTGAGGGTTTTAGAAGGAATATAAGCTGTGGCTGGAAGTGTCACCGTTCCATCAAAGACATACTGAGCGTTATGCGCCTTTGGATAAATGCAGTCTGGGATTAGAAGTGATCCCTCAAGGATTCGAGGATGCTTCAAGCCTTCTGCAATGGTCATGCACGAGCTTTGGTTTCCGATAAACAACTCACTTCCAGCAATTACCTGCGCCACTTCCAACATATCGTTGGTGATGATGTAGCGCACCTTGCCAAAATTATGCTCAAAATCAGCGTGCTCCTGTGGCAATCCAATAAAGCAAAGTAGCTTCCCGTAGTGTTCGACGATCTGCCTCCAAGGGAAATGTGGATTATTGTAGCGAGGACTACGATTGATAATAATGAAGTCGTTAAACTTCTTGTTTGGCTCAACCGTAAGCCACGGCTTGCTCATGTCTGGCAGCGTGTCGATGAAATTCGTATCGAAAGCATGTTGAGCATGGCAGGTAGCAAGATTGCGACGTTTATCATGCCAGCCTTTTCTGAACTCCTCTGAGCGCCAGTCAACAGCTTCATTTCGCCATGTGCGAACGGACTCGATTAAGGGCTGAGATTCAAGAAGAGGTCGAATGATGTGAGCGCGGCTGATGATCCCTTTTGTCTGTCCGTTGTCGTGCAGAAGAATCCAGCACGGTTCACCACGTTGGATGATGGTTGGCATAGCGACGCACAAATCTCCGTAATCTCCACAATGTGTAATGCGAACCATGTTAGTATTCATCATCATTGATAACATTTAATTTGGAAAATTCACCCCACCTTTCCAATGCTGCTTTATTGTAAGCCATCGCTGCCTCCTCTTGTGTTGAAAAGCAGCCAAGACATGTTCTACCCTTTCCAGTGCCAACGTATGCCGACCATCTTTTTCTATCTTTTCTAAAATGAACACCCTTATATTTACTCGTTGTTACTCGATCATTTTTTGCCGACAGCGACTTTCTCAAGTTTATGCCGTTTTCTTTCCCAAGGCAAACCCTCAGATTTGATCTTCGATTATCAAATGAGTTGTTGTTGATGTGATCAATAACAAAAGGCTTTTCGGCCTTCATAATGATCCGGTGCATCATTACATTATCACCATTTATTCTTGTGGCCGCGTATAAACCACAGCTTCCGTAGTTAAACCAATTCCGCTTTGAAAGTTCGTCAAAATCTTCATCATCAACGATGGCAAAGTTTCCCGTGTTTACTGGTATTAATTTTGGCATGGCGATATTGGTTATCATCAATCTCCAATATCGTCAAATACTTATTTCGTGTTGCTTTGCCAGTATCTTCAAAAGATCACCGTACTGCGTTTTGTGAAACAAAACTGTGCATTCCCTGATCACATGCAAGTCACGCGGAAACTCATACAGGGACACCTGCCCGTTCTGATCATAATTCCCATATTGGTGCTGGATTAACTCTGTTCTTCCAATCTGGTCTGGATAAGTGCGAACAATCCACTCATCAAATCCTCCGGTTGTGAACCCATCTGGAGCCTGCTCATAAGTATCCGGCCCCTGCACCCCGATACCAGAGAACTTATCAAACTCTGATGGCGTCATTTTAGCGTAGAGGTACGGCTTTCCAACCTTTGCGTACTCATCCGTAATGGCCTTAAGCCAACCTTTCTTAATCGGAATGGAGTCACACTCTAGCCAGAAGAAAGGTTTGCCACGCATTGCTTTGGCGCACTGTTTGAACGCCCAATTAGCTACTTCTGGATAGCGCATTCCAGGAGGGTCTTGAAACGACATCGTAATTACATCTGTGCAATCTAGCTGCTTGACGTATTGAACCAAGCGTTCGGCCTGACGCTTTTCATGAGGCGCTATGTTAAGAACTACCGGGAGTAGTGATGTCATATTTTCTGATAAATGATGCACATCTGAGCAAGGCCACCGTGCATAGTAGAGTCAAAGTCTGGATTATTCCACTGATCCCAATGGAAGCCATCTAGCTCCATGCGTAGATCAACAAGATGCAATCCAGCATCCTTGCCCATTTGAACGATTCTCTTGTAGTCGTAGTGATCGTGGTTCATCGGCTTATCCACACTGACAATATCCCACGAGGTCTTGTGATCTGGATTGAAGCGCGCTTGATGAGAACTACCAAATCGGAAGTCGCGGAACTTCTCGTATGCACTGTAGAGCGGAACTAAAATGTACACATATCCGCCTTCTTTGAGAACTCGGCTCCAGTTTTGCAAAGCAACTTCTGGATCGTTCAAATGCTCCATGCAATGGGCGCTAACCACACAATCAAACGACTTGTCATTAATGCCAGTCAGATATTGAGCGTCACCATCTGGCAAGTCCCAACCTCGAACGGTTGATGGTGGATCAAGTTTGATGGCATCTGGACCACAGCCAATATCAAGCACATTGCCTTTGATAAACTGATAGTCACCGTGCCTGATGCGACACTTATGGCTCTTGGTCATTTCATCCATATTGATTATTATTTAGCTGCACTGACTTTAGCGCCCATGCCAACACGGGATTTCTCGCGCATCTTGGTCTGAACCTTATTGCGCCCCAATTCGCTAGCCGTTTTAGGCGTATCGGATGAAACACGCTTTGTTGGACGGCAATACTCGTTATCGCCACCTGATCCGCAAGGCTTGCCTGTGCGTTGGTCTTTCCAGTTCTCTTTCTCCCATCGTTTGAGATTAGAGCCAGCTTCAGTCTTGCGGACATTGCCACTTTCCTTGCGGCACTTGGCAATAGCTTGAGAAGCGCGAGCCGATGGAAACACATCGTAGCTGGCTTTGACCTTTTTGTAGCAGGAGTCTTTCATGGTAGATTGAGATTATGTTTTCCGATTTCTGTCAAGCATTTAACCAAGAGAATGCACACGAGAATAAATAACATCCAGAAAGTTTCAGTATTCATGTTTACTTCTTCTTCACGCTCTTAGAACCCTGGCATCCCCATTTGCGGCGAGACAGACTGTTCGGAGAATTGGAATCAGAGCGCCAGTCACCAGCGATATTATTGCTACGAGCACAGTAATCATCGGCTCGTTTGCTGCCAATTGGGCCAATCTTGCTGCCCTTTTGACCGTATTTCACCGTTTTTTCACGGCCTGTGTCGGGGTTCTTGACTGTTTTTGAGAACTTCTTTTCCATATGGTTAGAAAGTTTAGTGCGTTTCTTGGGTGAAGTCAACCGTCACAACAACGCCAACTTGTGATTCATCTTGGTCATCAGTTTTGAGTTCCACGGGCGCTGACCGCTTTCTAGCATGGAGATATACGGACCGCTTACTCCGCACAGTCCCCCAAATATGTCAGCAGACAAACCTAGACGCTCACGAAGGGTCTTCATGGCATCACGCATGTTTTTCTCATATTCCGTTTCGGCCTCCTGCGCCCTGTCAGCAGACTCATTAGCCCGCATGATTAGCTCGTGAAGATCAGGGTGTTTTAGCTCTAATGGCGATTTCATTTGTTGTCGATTGAGTAGATTACTTTTGAGTTGCTTGAATTATTATCTCTGATTTTTTGAGCGACTTTTTTGGCTGAATGTCCGTCATTAAGCATTTCTTGAACTGTATCTTGCATCGACATCACCATGGATGGAAGCATTTGAAATTTATCAGTGTCTGATTTTGAGGTCTTTTTGATGGCAATCGAAACACGGGTGGCAATAAACGCTTTAAACTGCTTGGACACCTCTTCAGGCCAAGTGTGCGGCGTATCAACTTTGAGGCATTCTCGCAAGTCTTCACGAAACTCTTTAACTCGCTGACAAAGATTGGTTTCTCCTGTGTATGCGTCCTGCATTTCTGGTGCGTAGATGCCAATGCCAAGATTGATCCACGCATCAAAAAACGGTTTTGGATTTTCTTTTGTGGCATTCCAGCGTTTTTCCAGGCATTCCCACACTTTAGATTGTCCTTTAGACCTCGGGGCAAGTGATCCTATGGTAATTTTAAGATAAAGAGATAGTAGATATTCAGATGGGTTAAGTTCTACCAATCGGTCACCAAAATTACCCAAGTCCTCCATCCGGTATGTGCATCCAGCGACGGCTGAAATCTCTGGCAGATTGATCTGAACTACGCCAACTGGATCGGCTCGACTCCACAAGGTAACATATAGCAGCTTGTGCATGGCGCTAATGTCTCCCAGAGAGGATATGACATTTGGCTCAAATGCTTGCGATTTCGACATATTGGTATTTACACAGAATTTGTTATGATGCAACTGAAATTGTTATCATAACAACGATTTTATACCCTATGCTTAGCCCCTCTCTCTTCTTTAGTTAAGGAGGGGTATGCTATAGGGTATGATTTGCTTGTTACGATTTCACTCAGCTAGACTTTCGCACTCGCTGTCGATAGCGCAGAGACTCACTTCCCCTCCCAAATTCTAGCATCAGGACCGAATAGGCCCATATTATTCAGCTTTGTTAAGTTTCGCAGCACACTCCGCATACCCCACAATATCAAGCAGCGTGTCTGGTTTATCGCTCGTCACCCACCTGCTGATCTTCAGGAGCATCATCATGGCGGCTACGTCCTTTGGGGTGATCTCCACGCTTTTGTAGGCGCTCCAGAACTTGGCGATACGCTCAAAGCTCTTTTGGCTGTCGCCGTAGTCCTTGCCGCGCTCATCGACGATCTGCTTTGCAGCGTCTAGGATTGATTGCGGGCACTCGGTTGGTGTTTCGATTGGAGTGGCGTACCAACCACCAAGGTCTTCTGCCTTTATCTTGTCGTATCTTGATCCGGGATAATAGGATTTATACCATTCGTCTTCATCTGTAAAAACAAGTAGTCCGTCAGGAAACGGCGCTTTTAATTCACATGCCTTAACGAGTTTGAAGCCTAGAGGTGGTATTGGCGGTGTTTCGGTATTCATGATCATTGTTTGTTTTTATTCTTGGAGCCAGACTTCCTGCCCTTTGGCAAACAGCCACAGGACTGCACACTGCCAGATGTGAGATTTTGGTAATACACCTCGGTCTTGTTGCCGCATTCGCACTGGCATAGCCATCTGCTATTGCCATGGTTATTGCGAGACACAAGGCCGACAACAATCAAGCTGCCAAATGTGTCGTTGATGAGTGATTTTGGTGAGCGTCCCATTTGAGTTTTGGTAAGTTTTCAATACGCCCACTTGGCATCACCAAGGATTTCGTCAGAATCTGACCACCATTCGTCCCATTGAGAGTTCGTAGCCACGCTCCAATCGGGAATTGTTGAGGCTGCGTCCCTGCCAGTCAGTGAAACAGGTAGCCATTTGATGCGGTTGTTCGGGTAAATTGCGATCTGACCGTTGGAGAGTTTGATGACGTTGCCTTCTTTGTGCTCCTCAAGAAGCTCAGAATCACCCACGTCAAGGATGCCGCTGGCTTGACCTTCTGGCAGATGGTCGATAGTAAACCAGTAGTGGCCCCCTATCGGTGCCATCCCTTTGCCAAGATTAACCATCACTGGCACGTCGCTTAGCTGATCCTTGCGCCAGAGTTCAATGGAACCAGAGAGGCATTCCCACATCTGGACCTTGTGCAGAGGCAGCGGATTGTGATCATCTTCCGGTTCATACCAATAGATGCACTGCGGCGGGATTTTGTCGAAGCAGGCGGCATACTTTTCCACCCATGCCTGGAAGCAGAATGGACGGTTACGCATTGCGCGAACAGAGACAAGCCACGCAGGCTCGTATTCATCTGCTGGACCACCAAAGGCATCGCAGCGGATGTAGATTTTTGTCTTGGGAAGGTTGATGTTTCTCATATTTTACCAGAGATTGAGGGTTTTGCCGAAAGATTCGGCGCGTTGGATGTCATGCGCGGTTCACTCCCCTTCGGATTGCACTGATGCACGCTTCGGTTACTCCAAGTCGGCGAGAAAGTGCAGCTTGTGTCCCTCGCTTGGTTGGTGCAGACTTGATCTCCGCAACTTGTTCTTCGGTGAGTTTACTCTGATGGTTCTTACTGCCGCGCGTATCACGTTTGGAGAGCATGGCTCGGCATCCTGGCGCTGTGTTGTGCCTATTTTTGGAAACCATATCCTTCATGTTGTCGGAGCGGGTTCCTATAAAAATATGAGATGGTCTGACGCATAGCTTATTGTCGCACTTGTGGCAGGCTTCCTTTCCTTTCGGCGGGCGAGACTCAAGCAGGAACCAGTGCGCCGGGATGTTTCGCTCACCATCCCAGAATTGTCCGTAGCCTGAGCCGCTTCGTGAGCCAGCCCAGTTCCAGCACATGTCGCCGGGATGCACATTGACCTTTGCCATAAATCGTTCGTGTCTGTTCATGGAGTTGAGTTTATGCTCTCGCGTTGAGATTGAAAGCACAAAATGAAAATATCCGCCCATTCTTGCGCTGTCATTGAAGCTACCCACTTGCCGGAATTTTTCAGTGCGCTATCAAAGTCGTTTTGAAATCGCTCTGATTGCGACTGGACAGACGACTGCATCGCGTTGAGGTCGTTGAGGTAGTCTGGTAAAGGATCAAGCGGGATGCTGTCAAGCTCGCCAATGGGACAAGATTTAACTCGATCTGAGTATGGCTCAGTCCTCCATGGAGCATAACCAACAAGAAACTGTTCGGAGATTCCACGCCAGCCACACGCTTCCGCTATCGCTATTCTTTTTTGTTCAGGTGTCATATTCAGTGATGTAAATCTGCCACCAAGATGAGGTGGATGCAAATGGTATGAGATATATTTAGCTATGCCTTGAGTAAAGAATAATCAAATTTCACATCTCCAGTGTAGCCCCGCTGAATGTGAACGGCTCCAAGTGCAAAACCAGTTTGTGGCCATGGTTTAGGCGGGGTTTGGACGAACAAAATCTCCTTCATACCGAACCCTTCTTTCTCCATGTCGCGCATCCGTGCCTTCATGAAAAAAGCGTTCACAAGGCAGAGGAAGACGACGTTATCGGATACCTCCATCGACTTTTGGAGAAATGGCCTTAGTTTTGACCATGGCGGGTTGGTTATAGTCCAGCATACAGGTTCTTGCCAAGATTGGCTCAAGAAGTCCGTACCATCGTCGATCTCATGCCACTCCACAAACCCGTTTGTTGCGTATGGAAGCATGGCATCGTAAAAAGCTCCTTTGCCTCGGCATGGATCAAGTAGCATACCGCTTGGGTTGAAGTGCTTCACAATCTGCTTCGCCAGTTCAGGCGGTGTATAAACACGGTCGTTGCCACCTTTAGGGGCCAGTGGTCGGTTGCTCATATTGGTAAGTGTAGGTTTTTATTTGCGCTGATGCAAATAGGATAAGATATATTTAGCTGACCTGAGCACGCAGCCACAACGCCATCTCATCTTTGAGAGCGATCTTAACGTAGAAATCCGTTGGTTTCTGGCCCCTGTAGGTGAGTCCCTTTTTGCGGCAACGAGCGATACAGCGCCACAGACGTTGATCGTTGAGGGTTAGCTGCTTTGCCACATCCACCACTGGACGCTTGGAGTCTGCCAACAAGGATTCCAGCTCAGCCAGATCACCAATAGGCACTTCAACATCAGTTAGGCTTTCCTGCTTTACATCCACAGCTTTGCCACGCAGCAGATCAGTGCGCAAGCATCCACAGGATAGCGACTTACCCGTTGTGAGAGCAGTGTAGAACACCCGCTCCTTGATGCGCCCACAGTCGCACTGGCACTTCCACACGGTAGAGCCTTTCTTGCCCGTTGGAACGTGAGCTAATACCGTCCAGCGCCCGAAGCGTTGTCCTGTGAGGTTCTTGAAGTTGAACTGGAATGAAGCCATTCCCAACTGTAGCCACACCAACTGACATGATCAAAT